GTTCGTCTGGCGCCATATGGAACTACCGGGAAACTCAAGACGGGCATCAAGAAGGAAGTCCGTGGATCTTATGGTGTGGTCAGGTCAACATCCCCACACTCCCATCTTGTGGAGTTCGGCACCGGCCCCCGTATCGTCGGCCCAGTGAAACGAGTGGCGTTGAAACTCCCCCGCTTCGACCCCACGATGGGATGGGCGGGCTTTGTAAAAGGTGATATCTATAATGGCAAGATGCCCAAGGCGCCCTTCATGAAGCCGGCGGCAGAAGAGAATAAGCCCAAGATTGAGGCGGCTATGCAGGAGGTGCTGAAAGGTGAGAGTCATTAAGAACGTTCCCACGGTGTCCCTGCAGATGGGCGTTTATAAGCTCCTGTCCATGGGGCAGGATAAGCCAGTCTACGGCGGCCCTGTACCGGCAGGGGCAACGTTCCCCTACATAACACTGGACGCCATTACAGCAAAGCCATTGGATACCAAGAACAGCGTCCAATGGGCTTGCAGTATGACGGTCAATATATGGGGGACGGAGGACGGCAAGCAAGCCGTATATGAGGCTGTATCCGATATTACATACCTGATATCGAAATACGGCGTGGAGAAGGTGCAGGTCGATGGCTTTGCAGTGCTGGATGCCCTGATTGACATGATCGAGACATTTCCGGAGCAGACCACCGGCTATCACGGACTCATTCAGATTAACTATCAGTTATCCGATAAGGAGGAATAACAAATGGCACTTACAGAGAATCAGTTGCAGAATCTGCCGACGAATCCTGACCAGAGTGTTGCGGAGCTCGGCAAAGACAGTCTGCTTTATATCGATGGCGGTACGGATTCGACACCGGACTGGAAGCTGGTCGGCGGCCAGCGCAATTCGCCCATCAACCAGTCGGCAACGACCATTGACGCAACGCACAAGACGAGCGGGAACTGGGCGGCCAATCTTGCGGGCATCAAGTCCTGGACCAGTTCCTACACTGGTCTGCTGATTATGTCTGATGAAGGCCTGCAGGTTCTGGAATATTGCTTCCGCAATGACAAGCAGGCACATGTCAAGTTCGTCTACAAGGACGGTTCGTATCAGACCGGGTGGGCGGCTGTTACCCAGTACAACAAGGACACCAACTACAATTCCGTGTCCACGGTCAGCGTAACGCTCACCGGCGTAGGGGCAATCAGCGAAGTTACGGCAGCACCCACGACAACGCCCTGAGTTACAAGAGGAGAAGATAAATCATGAAGAAACCAGCGATTCTTGAAGTCAATGGAAAGCAGTATACATTCCTGTTCAATAATCGCTCATTGGCAATGTTGGAGCGGTCGATTGGCCGCTCTATTTTGTCTATTTTGAGCGGTACGGGACAGCATATCATGCAGGCAATGACTATTGATGTCACGGTGGCGGGCATTAAATACGGCCTGCAGGAGCTTGGAGATAAGGACCCCTATGATGTGATTGATGAGATTTGCGACGCAGGCAAACTGCTCGATGACATCAATGGCGCCATTATGGAGGCGTGGTTCAATACCGGAATTTTTATCAAATGGGCGGGGGCGAAAGAGACAGAGGCGGTTCCGTCCAAAAAGAAGGCAAGCAAGTAAAGTCATTCGCGGAATGGCTTGAGTATGCAGAGCCAATAGCGTATCGAATAGGGATTCATCCAGCTGAGTTTGAAGATATGCAGCCCGGAGAATTCTATCGTATGCTGGAGGCATTCCAGGAGCGCAGGAAGGATGAAGATTTCCGGCGCTCTTATTTTACTGCCATGATTATGAGTCCTCATTTGAAGGAACCTGTGAATCCGCAAGACCTGTTCAATCCACTGTATTACACGCAGGATGAGATTAGGGCAATGAAGGAAAAGCAGGCAATGGAAGACGTGGAATATTTTAAATCATTCAAAACGATGACAGAAAGAAGGTGACATATTGTCTACGATAAGCGAATTGCTGATTAAGATAGGCGCGGATAACTCCGGCTTTACCAAGGCTCTGGGGGATACCAAGCAACAAATCAGTCAGACGTTTAGTGATGTGTCTCCTTTGAATACGATGCAGGGCGCTCTGACTGATACCACGGGAAAAGTCGAGGCGTTACTGGGTTCCTTCACGAAATTTGCAGCAGTAGCGGCGGGCGGCTTTGGTTTGACGTCACTGATTTCGGCATCTGTAGAAGCTGGTGAAAGTCTCTACCAGCTCCAGCACCGGCTGGGGACAACCACGGCCGAGGCAGGTGCATTCAAGAAAATTATGGCCCTTACCGGCGGTGATGTTGATACAGCCTGCGCGGCAATCATGCGTATGGATAAGACGCTGAGCGGTTCCGGGGAGGCGGCAGAAAAGGCCAATGCCATCTTCAATGCACTGGGCATTACCATGCATGACCAGGAAGGAAAGCTTCTGGCGCCCACCAAACAGCTGGAACAGTTGGCAGAGGGCTACAAGAAGGCTACGGCGGCAGGCTATGGCCAGGAATTTATCATGAACACGCTGGGCGCCCGTGGCCTTGCGTTGACCAAGACCTTGCAGAATTATGCAGAAGCAAAGGAAAACGCCGCAAAGATTCAGAGCAATGGGCTGATTGACCCGGAAGAAATGCATAAGATTGACCAAGAGATGAAGGTCATCAATATGCAGCTTGGGCAGTTAAAGTCAGCAGGCGGCGCGGCTCTGGCACCCATCGCAAAAGAAATCCTGCCGGAAATCCTCTCCGGTTTGCAGAGTACGGCCAAGTTCATCAAAGAGAATGGCACAGCCATCAAAGAGACGACGAAAAATGTTGTCGAATTGATAGCTGTCTATAAATCTCTGCAGGCGGCCCGCTCGATTGCCCTCAAAGTAGGCTCGGCGGTATCAGCGGTTACATCTCACAAGGAAGAAATTGCGGCCAACGAAGCCAAAGAGGACACGCTTACCAAACAGCAGGAAAAGGCTATTGCCCAGCGCATCCGCAACATCGAAAAGCAGGCGCTGGCAGAGGAAAAAGCCTATGCAAAATCTGTGGAGTCGATGCAGATTTCTGAGACACAGAAGTCGGAGTTGGTGGCCAAGTACACGGTTCAGCGTGAACAGATGGCGGCAGAAGCAGCCGCTCGTGAACGTGCCATTATGACGGAGATGTTCGCTCAGATCAACGCTGAACAAAGGGCATCAGCAGCCAACGCCGCTACATCCTACGGCACGCAGGCCGCGGCGGCTGAATCTGCCGCCGCCCGCACGGTAAGAGCCAATGCTGCGGTCTCTGCCAGCGAGGCGGAGACCGCCAACGCCGCAACGATTGCGGGAGAGCGAAAAGTAGCTGCTGAGACCATGGCAAAGGCCGCCGTGGCTGAAACCACGATAGCCATCGAAGCGCAGATCGTCGCTCAGACTACCAATGGGAACAACGCCGTTGTCCAAGGTGATAAAAAGGTCGGCGCCGAAACCATGGCGAAAGCTGCTATCGCAGAAACCACTCTGGCACAGGAAGGCCTTACAGTAGCAACTGTAACAACCGGTAATACAGCAGTAGTGCAGGGCACACGAATGGCTGAAGCCTGTGCCGTTGCTACGGGGGCAGTCGGCAGGCTGACCTCAGCTGTATGGGCATTGGCAATGGGCTGGTGGGGCGTATTTGCCGCAGTATCGGCGGTAATGTATCTGTCATCACAACGGAGTACAGCCACGGCACGGGCCGTAAATAGCAAGTACATAACACTTGAGGATGGTACACAGGTAGAATCTGATGGCGCTGGTGGCTATAAAGGCGTATATGATGCTGATGCCGCTAAGGCCGCCACAATCGGTGACACTGTAAATACTGGCGATGATTATGATACTGGCACCCATGATTATTCATCGAGTGCCTACGCTGGCGAAGATGGCGAAAGCGAATCCGTCTACAACAGTACATCTGAACCATCCAATAATTATTATGAGCTTACTGACGCACAAAAACAGGAAGCCTGGGGTAAAGATACGAACCGCCCGATGTCTTATGAAGAATGGTTTAATAGTGATGACCCAGAGGCCGTTCAGGAAAGGGCAAGGCAGGAATACAACAAGCAGTCCGAGGAATGGTCTGCTAAGATGAAAGAGCTAATGGCGGACACCGGGAAAACTATGAAAACGTCAGGTGGCGGTGGTCGGGCATCAGGTGGTGGCTCATCTGCAGTCAAAGAGGTAAAACCGGTTGAATATGATGTGCCAATCGGTGAATACGTTGCCCAGGTTGCTGCCGAGAACTTCCAGCAGGGAGACCAATGGCGCGGCACGTTGGGCAATGATGTGGATGGCTGGTGCGATGACTTCACTCATGAAGTCTACAAGCAGGTATTCGAAAGCCTTGGCCGTGAGAATCCCTTTGATGGAGTTGTGAATGACATTGACTTCAAGAATCTGGGTGCCTACCATTCCGGGAATGTCGATGAGATTCGCGGCTCATTGAATCCCGGCGACATGATAGACACTCCGGGGCATGTCGGTATCTATCTTGGTAATGGCATGGTTCGCTCCCGCCAGTCCTCGGCAGGTATCAATGATTTGTCGCTAGACGATTTCAGCGCTACCTTTGGCGGTATTATCGGCTATGGTTCCATTGCGGAGGCATCAGGCGGCCAGACGGTCAAGTCAGGCCTGCTGCATAATGCTGGTGTCACTAAAGAAGCGCAGGAGGCGGCGCGTGCTCTGGCTAATGCTCGTAAGGAAGCCGATGCCTTGATGCAGACCATGCGGGAAACCGTGCGAGAGAATGAGGGCTATGATTATCAGAATGACATGCTCAAAAATGCTGAGGATGTCATGCGCAAGCGCCAGCAGATCAATAAGATTGCCGCCACTCCGGGTATCGAGAAGGAGCGGGTGGCAGCCCTTACGGCAGAGCTGGATAGATATGCCAAAGCCATAGATGAGAAGGTCAAAAAGAAGTGGAAAGAGTCCTTCGATGAAATGACTGACTCGGCGGCACTGGCACAGGCCAAGGTTACGCACAATTATGAGGCGGAAGCCGAAGCTGAGTACCGGGCTACCATCCGCAAGCTCGACAAGGAACGCGAGGCTAAGGAAAAGAGCCTCATGCGGGATAAGGATGATTATAAGACGCGGGCAGCAATTGCCAATTGGTATTATGCCCAGGTCGAGGCAGCGGAGGATAACCTTCGCAAGTCAAAAGAGCAGGCCCATGAGAAATATGTAAACTGGCTGGCCGAAGAAGGGGCCCTGGGCAAGCTGGTGGCTGAGCTCAACAGCGAGAAAGGCAGAATGGCCGAAGAGAAGTCAATCAATATGTCCGGTGAAAAGAAACTGGCTCAGCAGTATGTGACATTGTGGCGTACTGCACACGGCTCCATGGCGGGCTATATTGCCGATATATCGAGCACTATGTATGACAGCCTGTCTGATTCCATGACGGACTTTGTAAAAGGCACGAAATCAGCCAAGAATGTCCTGCTGGACTTTGGCAATAGTGTCCTTAATATGATGGCCAAGATTGCGGCCCAGCGTTTGGCGGCTACGTGGATCAGCGGTCTTATGGGGGCTTTTGGCGGCAGAAGCAGTGGTTTTTCCCTGAGTAATGGCACGATGCTTGACCCAACTTTCGGTTTTGGTGGGGCAACGTACTTTGCGGATGGCGGTATCGTCACTGCTCCGACGTTGGCCATGATAGGCGAAGCCGGGGAGAATGAAGCCGTCATTCCCCTCAATGCTGAGAATCTTGCAGCCATTGGCGGCGGTCATAAAGGCGGCGGTAACGTTACCGTCAATGTGACCAATAATACCGGCTCCAAGGTAGATGCTGAGCAGACCACAGCCAAATGGGATGGCGAGCAGTGGGTGGTCGGTGTTGTTCTCAATGCAGTGGCAACCGATAAGAATGGCATCCGCACGATGATAAAAGGAGTGGCGGCAACATGAGTACAAAGCTATACTGGCCGGATGATGTGCCGTCACCATCCTGGCCTTTCAAAGAGACGGCTGAGAATACATCGATTACTTCTAAATTCGAAGATGGTTCGATGCAGACCAGGACGAAGTTTACCCGCTCACGTAGGAAATGGAGTCTTACCTGGAATCATATTTCCCGCAGGAACTATCTGAAAATCATGGATTTTGTCGTCCACAAAGCGAAGTTTTCGGCCAAC